ATGGACTTATTCCATATGTTTAGCTCCAACGAAGACCAACATAGTGCAACAAAGGCCAAGGACATGGAAGGAAACCTACCGCCGATAGACCTGCTCAACGCGCCCCCGGTCATGCCGTGGCGCCAGTTCGCGGACTGGATTCGCATGGGCGATGAACACGACGTGGTGTGGGGCTGGATTCGCAACGGCTACATCCCGTCGCACAAGGTCGGCAAGTACGTGATGGTCAACGTGGCGCTGCTGGTTAAGCAGCTCATGGAAAAGGAGTGGGATACATGATCCGCGCCGCTCACGGAAAGCCAGGGGATGGGATGACCTATGTCGAAGCCGACCAGCTATCTACGCCTTGCGCACGCCCAGGACTGCGACTGCTCTGTCTGCTGGTCCAGACGCGAAATGGCGAAACACGCTCCCTCCCCGTCCACACGCTGCGCCCAATGCCGCCCCGCCTCTGCGCGGCCGATTCGCACGCTGCAAATGGGTCGCGTCGGTGGTGCCTGGAAGCCTCTGGTCTCGGAGTGGACAGTGGAACCGGCCTTTATCTGCGAGAAGCACACGCTACCCGACCGTCCCGCGAAGTGGTGGTGCGTTGCTTACCAAGATTCAACCTCGGCGCCGAGCGAGCAATTCCCGTTCTAGCCGAAACCCCGACCGAAGCCGAACAGGTCCAGGGCCGCGCTCCCGGCTCGTCGGATCACGCTTCACCGATCCGGCGAACGGAAGCACGGGCGCAGCGCACCCTTGACCCTGCACGAACAGAAACAGCCTCCGCTCGTGAGTGTGGGGCAGCTTCACCGCCCCGCGCTCCCGAGCCCTCGGCGGCAAGAGTGGGATGACAAGGGCAAAGCCCTTGGTGTTAACCAACTAGAGAACACGCACAACGCGACGTTTTAACCGGTAGGCCAAGTAACGGATCACCTCGGCGAACTTACTAGTTCACCGGTTCGGGATCGCTCGGCCTGCAGAAAGCAAAGCAGCGCAATAAAGCGCAACTAGAGAGAGGAAACACAAGATGGCACGTTCGATCATGGAAGTTGCATTTCTCAGCGCCGAGAAAGTCGAGTTCGACAACGTAAAGCTGGTGAAGCTGTTTGTCGGTGACGAGCCGGACGGCAAGCGTGACCTCGGCATTTCCATCCTGTCGATGAATGTCTCCGAAGAAGCCCTGGACGAAGTGTGGTCCGCCTGCGAAAGCCTCGATGTGCTTGAGCCGATCCGCGTCACCACCGAGATCGAGCGAGGCTCCAAGAACGCCGGCAAGTTCATCGTCCTGCACGTCGAACCCGTGAAAGCAGCCGCTGCTCAAGCCGCCAAGCCGACCCAGCAACCGACCCCAACCGCCAAGCCAGCCGGCACCCAGCCGGAACAGGCCAAGGCCAACTAACCGGGAGGGGCGGCCATGCTGATCGATGACCGGGTGTACTGCGACTGCTGCGGAAACGACATGGGCAAGCTCATGGCGCTGCCCGCGCCGCAAAGCGACCTGCTGCCCGACCTCAGCCTGCCGCCCCACTTCGCCGTCTGCCCTGACTGCGAACCCTCCGAGCAAACCGCCGACCTCGAAGGGGCCGGCGAATGAACACCAGATCGCCAGCCGAAGTAGCTGAGCTGTTTATCGCAACTGTCGAGGAGGTCCGCCATGCGTGATCACTGTGAAGAGTGCGGCGCGGAGTTGGATGACGATTTTACGTCCGACTACGGCTTGCTTCTTTGTTCGGACTGCTCCGACGAACTACGCGACAACAACTCCGACATCGGCCTCTCGCAAGACGACAACTCCTGCGAAAGCTGCGGCTGCGAACTAACGGCGGGAAACATCGAGATTGTCGGCGGCTACGCACTCTGCTCGGACTGTGCTGACGCGGACTCCGACGACGACGAAATCAGTTTTTAGGAAAACGTATTCCATGAATTTTCTCGCCTGTGACGGTGACTGGCTGCAAGGCGCCGATGGTTCGCCCATCTGCTCCGGCTCGCTGGTCGCCCTCACGGTCGAGGAAATGCAAAGCCTCTACGGCTCTGCACTGACCTGGGACCAAGTCTCCGAGCTGCAAGGCGAAGCGATTGTTCTGTTCGCCACCGTGTTCGGCTTCCTGGTCCTGAAAAAAGCCCTGAAACAGTGAGGTATCACCCATGCAACTGAACAAGCACTTCATCAAGAAGATCGGCGTTGGCGCTGCTGTCGCGCTTTCCACCCTGGCCGGCTCCGTTTACGCGGCTGTTCCGACCGAAGCCACCGCGGCGCTCGATACCGCGGGCACCGACGTCGGCACCATCGGCTGGGCCGTCTTCGCCGTGATCATCGCCGCGATGGCGTTCAAGTACATGCGCCGCGCCCTGTAACCGGGAACCGCGCACTGCATGTGCCGAAGCAAACAAACCCCGCTCCGGCGGGGTTTTCTCTTCCAGGGAAACGCCATGAGCTACGAACTGTACGTCCTGATCCTCACCACCCTGGCGTTTTATCTCGTGTTTTTTGGGCGGGTGTAGATATGGATCGTTCACCGCTGATCGTTCTCGTCTTCGCTGTGGCCTCGCTGTTCATGCAGGTAGCACAGGCAGAAGATTTTTATTGGACCGCTGGAGTGAGTGCTGGCGCGTACGTATTCGACTGGCGTGGCGCCGATCCTGCGCAGGGCTGCGCCGCGTTCGCCTCCAGTCGGTCGGCGAGCATTACCTCGCAAGCCTACAACACCACGGGCGTCTCCTATTCCTGTGTAACCAACGCTCTGGCCAGCCCCCGAAGCATCACCATCTTTCGCCACGGGACCAGCTGTCCAGCAGGCACCGTTTACAACCCGTCCACGTTCAGGTGCGAGACGCCGAACCGCTGCGAAGCGACCATCGGCCAGGTCGTCACCCACGAGCACAAGATGAAGGAAGCGGTTGGTCAGCCGGTGATCGAACCGCCTGATTCTGTATGCGCCAATAGCTGCCAGTACGCCTTTGGCTTCACTGCGGCCAGCAACGTCTACGTCTACAGCAGCGGCAACCCGCCGGGCGTGTTCGGTGTTTACAGCTACACCGGCAACGGCATCGAGTGCAACGAAGATACTCGTAAGGAGCCCGCGCCCCCCTCCAGTCAGCAAAACCCCGACGAAACCCCGACACCTGACCCCGATAACACCTGCCCGGACGGCTACGTCTGGAACGGCACCTTCTGCAGCGTTGAGCCTCCCGAGCCGTGTGACCCCGAAGTCGAGGTCGGTGGCTGTGATGACACCGAAAACCCTGATCCCGATGAGCCCGGCGATGGCGATGAGGACGGCGATGGTGAAGGGGAAGGCGACGGTGATGGAGACGGCGAGGGAGAGGGCGAAGGTGACGGTGACGGTGACGGTGACGGCGAAGGTGAAGGTGAAGGTGAAGGTGATGGCGAGGGCAACGGTGAAGGTGATGGCGAAGCCGAATGCGACCCGGCCAAAGACCCAAACAAGTGCGGCAAGTCCAGCGTAGAAGGCGAAGCCTGTGACGCTGAGGTGAAGTGCACAGGCGATGCCGTGCAGTGCGCCATTCTCCGCCAGCAAAAGGAACTGCGCTGCCACGCCGAAGAACAAGCCGACTTCGAAAAGCACAAGCCCGCCATCGAATCCGCTGTCCAGGGCGACAAGTTCAAGCTCGAGGAAGGCGCCGAAATCCAGCTGCCGTCCTTCGTCAACCAGGGCACCCGCTTCCTGCCTGCTACGTGCCCTGCCGCCGAGAGCTTCAGCCTGCGCACTGGCGGCGGGCGTTCATTCCAGCTCAGTTACGAACCCCTCTGCCGCGCCGCCAGTGACCTGAGCGGCCTCTTCGTAGCCGTCGCCACCGTCCTGGCTGCCCTGTACGTGGGTCGCTCCGTAGGAGGTCAGTAATGCAGTTTCTATTCATCGTGCAGATGCTCGTCATCATCCTCGGCCCGCTGGTGAAGATGGTGCTGAAGATGATCGGTTTCGGCTTTGTCTCCTATATCGGCTTCAACCTGATCATTGGCCAAGCCCAGGACTACCTGTTCGGCCTGATGGGCGATGTTGGGCCGGTGATCCAGGGGATTCTCGGACTGGCCAAGTTCGATGTGGTGGTGAACCTCTACTTCGCCGCCATCTCGACGCGCTTCATGTTGGCCGGGATCGACAAGGCCACCGACCGCCGTCGCAATCAGGTCTGGCACAAGCCGGGCGGCACCTCCATCGAAGCATAAGGAGGCGCCGTCATGCTCGTTATCCGAACCGGCAAGCCCGGCCATGGCAAGACCCTGAACACCATCCGCGAAGTCGATCAGAAGGCCCACGCCGAAGGTCGTGTCGTCTACTTCCACAACATCAACGGCCTCAAGCCCGATCAGCTGCAAGCGCAGTGGTTCGAGTTCGAAGACCCCGAAAAGTGGTTCGAGCTGCCGAACGATTCAATCATCGTCGTGGACGAAGCGCAGGGCTGGTTCGGCGCACGCGATCCCAGGGCGCGGCCACCGGAGCACATCACCCGCTTCGAGACCATGCGCCACCAGGGTCACGAAGTGCATCTCGTCACCCAGGACCCGCGCTATCTCGATGTGCACCTGCGCCGGCTGTGCAACACGCACATCCACTACTGGCGCGTCTTCAAGTCCGCCCAGCTGCTGCGCTTCGAGTCGGAAGTGGTGGTGGAAAAGGTCGAGCTGAAGACCAGCTTCAAGGATGCCGACAAGAAGTCGCTGCGCCTGGATAAGCGCTACTTCGGCGCCTACACCAGCACCAACGCCAAGCACCACTTCCAGGCCAAGGTGCCGACCAAGTTCATCTTGGCCATCTGCGTGCTGGTCGGTGCCGGCATCCTCGTTTATCGCGCTTACGAGCGCTACAACACCGAGAAAACCGCGCTCGAAGCCACCAGCAGCGCGCCGGCCGGCAGCATGGTCGATCAGGTGAGGGATACGGTCGGAGCGTTCATCCGACCCAGTGCCGATGCCGAACAGGCCGCGCCGCTCACCGTCGAGCAGTACCTGGGCAAGCGTGTCCCCAGGGTGCAGGACCTGCCGGCATCGGCGCCGGTGTATGACGGTCTGACCGAGCCGCAAACCTTCCCCAAACCCGTGTGCATCGCCACCACTGACCGCGATCTGATCGCCCGCAATTACAAGCGCATGCAGGTTGGTGACAGCGATGAAGGGCTGATGGGGTGCCGGTGCAACACCCAGCAAGGCACGCGCCTGGATGTGTCGTTCGGCTTCTGCATGTCGGTCGTGCAGAACGGCTACTTCGACGACACCAAGCCCGACCCAGAACCGCCACAAGCGCCGATGCACGCCGACAGTCCGCCTCCGGCACTCGAACAGGCGGTCGCCAGCGGCCTGCAGTCAGCCCCTAAAGGCTCGTCCGTGGTCGTCGTGCCCTATGAGAAGGGGAAATTCCTGTGGTGATGACCGTCAGCGCGCGTGCGCTCCGCGCTCTTTGCACGCGCGGCGAGGCACGAGCCGGCGTGCAAACGCGCGCGCTGACGTCCCTGTAGCACGTCAGATAAAGCCAGTTGAAACCGTCCGTTATTGGACATTGTTGGAGATTCGAAGAATGAGCGTTAAAGACCAAGCGAGACTGGACCACATCACAGGTATCCCGACCAAGCGCGGACGGCTGTTCGTTGATCCTGGTACTGCTGCGATCACCGATCTGTCGAAGGTTCGGTTGCTGCGTTGCGGCGTCGATACGGTTCGCCAGTTGTATCGCGGGCTGATCCGTCCGGAAATCATGGCGCTGTTTGAGAAACCGGGCGCAATGGTGGAGTTTGCTGGCGAAGTCTGGCACTCGGGACGGGTCGGCCGGGACTCTGGCTATCAGTACAAGCTCCAGAACGCTGACCTCGGCTTCATACTGCTCATCAAGAACTTCAACGCCAAGCTCGAAAACATCGGGCCACACCTGAAAATCGAGGTGTCACCGCACGCCATCGACGCCTTGTCGCCGGAACGTCTGCAAGAGCGGATGGATTACTACGCGGCAGCAGTGATGACCAATCGCGAGCGCAACCAGTGTGCTGTCCATCTGGCACTGGACCTCCAGGGCTGGACACCTCCAGCTGATCTAGTTGCTCGCCTTCACTGCCGAGCACGCGCAACCCGCGATATCTCAGGCATCAAGGAAATACAGTGGACCATGGAGTCGGCCACCTATGGCAAGGGCCAATCCTTCCTGTTTGGCTCGGCCAGCGGTGTGCAGCTCGGCATCTACAACAAAACGCTTCAGGCGCGAGCCAATGACAAACTCGACTACTGGGAAAGCGTGTGGCGTCGTCGGGACTCGTTCGATCCTACCGACCCCGACAACTACGATCCGACCCAGGACGTCTGGCGTGTGGAGCTTCGCTACCACCACTCGGTCATCCAGCAATTCGCTAGCGGTTCGATCAGTGCGAAGACCGGTGAGGCCATCGACACGGATTCGTTTGCGGCCTTCTCGGTGCATCTGGACGGCCTGTGGCGCTATGGCCTGAGCCAATTCAAGCTGATCGCCCGCCCCGGCTATTACGAGCCGATCTGGACGATGATGCGCGATGACGTAAGGGTCGATCTGCCGGTCGATTCCCTGATCGATGAGACGGAATACAAGCGGTACTACAAGACCTCTCGAGGCTTCTCAGGCAAGAACGTGGAGCTGTTCCTGGGAAACTTCGTAAGCCTGCTGGCACGGGAGCGAGTGGGCGCTAAGACCGCATTTGATCGACTGAAGCAATGGGAATGCTGGCCAGTGATCCGCGACCACTACGCCGCCAAGGATATGAGCGAGCGCGACCTGTACAAGCACATCAAGAACCTGTTGCAGGAGCGACACGTGCGATGGGGGCGTGCCGTCTGATGGCGATACAGGCGCTTCCTGACGGTCGCTGGCGGGTCGATGTTGAGCCGATCAAGGGCAAGCGATTTCGCAAGACCTTCAAGACCAAGGGCGAGGCTCAGCGGTTCGAGGCTACCTGTCGATCCAAGCTGATCGAAAGCCCGCAATGGTCACCGAAACCAAAGGATCGTCGTCGCCTGTCCCAACTGGTTGAGCGCTGGGGGCGTCTGCACGGTCATTCGCTATCCGACTATGAGGGCCGGCGCGTCATCATGGATCGCATGGTCGAACGGCTCAGAGACCCGGTGGCGATCATCTTCACCGCTACGGATTTTGCGGAGTACCGCGCCAAGCGCCTCTCGTCCGGCATCAGCCCGAAAACGATGAACAACGAGCTGTCCTATCTGCGGGCCATGTTCAACGAGCTGCGACGACTCGGTGAAATCGATTTCCCGAATCCACTGACACCGCTGCGCGCGATCCGGCTGCAAGAGCGGGAATTGTCGTATCTCGATAAGCATCAGATCGACCGGCTGTTCCAGACACTCCGCACCATGGTTCACCCACACGTGGAGCTGATCGCCACGATCTGTTTGCTGACGGGTTGCCGTTGGGGTGAAGCGCAAGGGCTCACGATCAGTCGGGTGGGCGATGGCATCCTCCAGTTCGTAAACACGAAGTCGAAGCGTCGTCGCGCAGTGCCCATTAATCCGAAGCTAGCGGAGCGAATACGCCAGCACCTTCGGCAACACGGTGCGTTCACAAACTGCCGGGATCGGTTCGATGAAGCTGTAGTGCGTGCGGGGCTGGGCCTGCCTGCCGGACAAAAGTCGCATGTGTTGCGGCACACCTTCGCCTCACACTTCATCGCGAACGGTGGCAATATCCTGACCTTGCAGAAGATACTCGGTCACTCGTCCCTGGCGATGACAATGCGGTACGCGCACCTTGCGCCCGATCATCTGCAAGACGTGTTAGCGTTTGGTCCTGCTAGGGATTTTCGACACTTCTTCGACACTCCCGCCTCTGAGCAGCAGTCAGGGCAGGAAAATCCTTTGTAAATCAATAAGGAAGGCAATCGCACCCGGTGGTGCGGCCGGGCTTCAAACCCGGTTGGGGGCGGCAGCCGCTCCCGGGTGAGTTCGACTCTCACTGCCTTCCGCCAATTCCCGCTCTGAAAGCCCCGAACTACGCGGCCTCCAGCTACTCGACCGGAGCGGCTTCGGCTTGGGTGTCGAAGAAGTGTCGAAAACCCCGAATCGGGCCGAGATTGATCACATCCTTCAGGTAGTCCGGCGCGAGGTGTGCGTAGCGCATCGTCATGTTCAGCGAGGCGTGGCCGAGGACTTTTTGCAGGGTGAGGATGTTGCCGCCGTTCATCATGAAGTGAGAGGCGAACGTGTGTCGCAGGACGTGCGTTTTCTGGCCGACCGGTAGCTTAAGGCCCGACATTTTCACCGCGTAGTCGAAGCTGTCGCGGCAGTTGGTGAACAGGCCATGTTCCTGGAAGTGCTGGTGAATGCGGTCATGCAACGCCTGATCGATCGGCACGGAGCGTCGACGCTTGCCCTTGGTGTTCACGAACAGTACGTGGCCATCCCTCACCCGTTCCGGTCGGAGCGCTTGTGCTTCTCCCCAGCGACAGCCCGTAGCGAGGCACACGGTGGCGACCATGTATGTGTGAGGCGTGCGGCAGTGTTCCTGGATGGCGCGAAACAGCCGGTCGATATGGGCATCACTCAGGTACGTCAGTTCGCGTTCCTGGAGCTTGAGCGTTTTCACCGAGGCCAACGGGTTTTCGTAGTCGATCTCTCCCAACTGGCGGAGCATGTTGAACACAGCACACAGGTGCCCGAACTGGATGTTCACCGTTTTGCCGCTGATACCGGAGGCAAGACGGGCCGCCCGATAGGCCGTATAGGTTGCGCCGGTAAGCTGGCTGGCTATCGGGTTGCCCATTTCCCGAGCCATCCGTTTCAAGACCAGTTCCGTACGGTCAACATCGCTCAACGCATGGCCGTGCAGCAGCCGCCAACGGTCGATCAGATCCAGCAATCGGCGTCTGTCCTTGGGCTTGGGCGTCCAGTCTGGCTTGTCGATCACCTTGGCACGGCAGGTCGCCTCGAATCGCAACGCCTCGGCCTTGGTCTTCACCGTCTTGCGGAAGCGCTTGCCCTTGATCGGCTCTACATCGACTTTCCAGCGGCCATCCGGCAGTTGCTCAATCGCCATGGCCATCACCGCCTTGGCCGGGAGCAGTTACGGCAGTCTGTTTGGCTTGTTTGTGTGTCTGACAAACAAACATCAGATCGCCCTGCCCCACCTCACATGCCGCTCCTCGAGCAGGTTCTTGATGTGCTTGTACAGGTCGCGCTCGCTCATATCCTTGGCGGCGTAGTGATCGCGGATAACCGGCCAGCAATCCCATTGCTTTAGGGTCTCGAATGCTTTCTTAGCGCCCACTCGCTCCCTTGCCAGCAGGCTTACGAAGTTTCCCAGGAACAGCTCCACGTTCTTGCCGGAGAACCCTCGAGAGGTTTTGTAGTACCGCTTGTACTCCGTCTCATCGACCAGGGAATCGACCGGCAGATCGACCCGTGCGTCCTCACGCAGCAGCGTCCAGATGGGTTCGAAGTAGCCGGGCCGGGCGAGCAGCTTGAATTGGCTCATGCCGTAGCGCCACAGGCCTTCCAGATGGGCCGAGAAGGCGGCAAAGGAGTCCGTGTCGATGGCTTGGCCGGTCTTCACGTCGGTCGAGCCGCTGGCGAACTGCTGGATGACCGAGTGGTGATAACGCAGCTCGACGCGCCACACGTCCTGGGTCGGGTCATAGTTCTCCGGGTCCTTGGCATCGAACGAATCCCGGCGACGCCAGACGCTTTCCCAGTAGTCGAGCTTGTCATGGCTGCGGGCTTGCAGCGTCTTGTTGTAGATCCCGAGCTGTACGCCACCGGCTGAGCCGAACAGGAAGGATTGGCCCTTGCCGTAGGTGGCGGCTTCCATGGTCCACTGGATCTCCTTGATGCCCGAGATATCTCGGTTGGCACGTGCACGGCAGTGCATACGAGCCGTCAGATCAGCCGGAGGCGTCCAGCCTTGCAGATCCAGCGCTAGGTGCACGGCACACTGATTGCGCTCCCGGTGAGTCATCACGGCGGCAGCGTAGTAATCCATGCGTTCCTGGAGCCGTTCCGGCGACAGCGCGTCGATGGCGTGCGGTGAGACTTCGATTTTCAGGTGCGGGCCGATCTGCTCCAGCTTCGCGTTGAAGTTCTTGATCAGCAGCACGAAGCCCAGATCGGCGTTCTGCAGCTTGTACTGGTAGCCCGAGTCCCGGCCCACACGCCCGGCGTGCCAGATCTCCCCGGCAAACTCGACCATCGCGCCCGGCTTCTCGAACAGCGCCATGATTTCCGGGCGGATCAGCCCGCGGTACAGCTGGCGGACCGTATCGACGCCGCAGCGCAGCAAACGGACCTTGGACAGATCCACGAATGCTGCCGTGCCCGGATCGACGAACAGGCGCCCGTTGCGATCTTCACGGGCAAGCATGTCCAGGCGAAGAAAATCCTTTGGTTTGCTCATTTGGTTTACTTCCTAATGCTGACTAATGCGGTAGTTAATCTGGATCTATCTGACGTGCTACAGGGACGTCAGCGCGGGGGCGCGCGCACGCCGGCACAGGCGACGCGCTCGCTACGCTCGGCGTAGAACTGTGCTGCCGTGCGCGCGCTCATTAGCTGCCATGCAGTAACGGCGTCGATGAAGAACTCGATTGGATCGTCCACACAGGGTTGTTCCTGGGTGAATGGCGGGAGGTAGGGGCGATCAGGCGGCGGCGTGCCGGCCAGGGCGATGCAGAGCACGAGGCTGGCGAGCCCGAGAAGCAGGTGCGGGAGGCAGGGATAGGCGCGGCGGGCGAGGACGAATAACACCAAGGGCGCCGCCCTTGTCATCCCGCTCTTGCCGCCGAGGGCTCGGGAGCGTGGGGTGGAAAAGCTACCCCACACTCCCCGCGTTAGGCTGTTCATGAGCGTGCAGGGTCAAGGGTGCGCTGCGCCCGTGCTTCCGTTCGACGGGACGATGAAGCTGTCCCGACGAGCCGGGAGCGCGGCCCCTGACCTCCCAGCATTAGAGAGGGCGATACGGTCCAGTACGTTGCCGGAACCATGCCGGTCGCGGTGCCGCATCACCCTGATGGTGCGAATGGTGTGGAAGTAGATCTCGCTGGGCTCTTGCGTGCTGGAGCTGAGTTCGACGGCCAGAAAGCACGGCGCCCCCTTCATGCCATCCACCGGCAGCACAACACCGGCGATGGTCACGCATTGCCAGAAGGACTCCGGCTCCTGCTCCCAGGCGGTTTCGATCAGTACGGTCTGACCCACATAACCAAGTGCGGTCGAAGCATCCACGTTGAAGGGCTTACGCATGGCGGCGTTCTCCTTCAATGATCGTGGTTTGATGTCCGGCCAGATCACTCCAGGGTGCGGAAGGCTCCGGCAGCGCGATATGGCCCAGCACCTTGCCAGCACCGCGGCTGTCGCGCTGGCGCATCGGTTGGATGGTGCGGATGCTGTCGAAGTAGATCTCGTCAGGGAAATCCACGCTCCCGCAGAAGGGCACCGTCAGGAAGTAGCCCGTATCGAACACACCCGGCACGGGCAGCACGGCGCCAACGATGTGATAGCAGCGCCACAGCAGTTCGTTGTCGTCTTCCCAGCGCAGCTCGACGAGCACGGTTTGCCCGATGTAGCCGAGCGCCTTGGTGGCGTCCTGTAATGGCTTAGACATGGCTGTAGTCCCCCGCTTGAAACTCGGTTTTGCCCTTGAGCAGGTCATCACGCAGACGGGCCAGATTGACCATGCGGAAGTCGGCCAGCTTCAGGCTCGGGATGGCGCCGGAGTCGGCCCAGTTGATGGCCTCCTCAACGGATACGCCGCTAATTTCGGCAAAGGTCTTGATGCTGCACAGGTCCAGGCTGTCGTCTGCCTTGCTCATAGCGTCCACTCCTGTTCAAGAAGCTGCTGATGCAGCAGGGCCACGTTGACCATCGTGCGCTTGCCGACCTTCTGCGACGGCAGGTAGCCACGCTCCAGCCAAGTGCGTACCACGATGGGTTCGTCGCCCATGCCGATCCACTCGGCGAACTTCGGCCACGGCATCAGTGGTGGAGCGCCGTGCAGCTTCTGGGAGTCAATCCCTTCTGGTGGTAGCATTCCCGTGATCTCCGCTTTGTTCTGCTTTATCCAGCATTAGATGCATTACAAATAGTGCAAGGCACGGACAAGAATATAGGCTAGCCTTCACATAGAAACCACCACTATGTGCAAGCTTTTTAGACGTTTTCGGAATGATAAGAGAGAGATTGATATCCGTTTGGGACAGCCAAGGCCTATCGGCTCCTAAGCTCGAAAAGCTGACGGGTATCGACCGAAGCAGCTGGTATCACCTGCGAAACGGCAAGAGACGTGCAAACGAAGAGGACATAGAGGCCATCGTAAAGATGTTCCCTCAATATGCTTTTTGGATTGCGAGCGGGCAGATAGCCCCGGAGATCGGCCAGACCAGCCCGGCCTATGACGAGGCCAACCGGAACGTGAGCCAACCCAGCGCGGGATAGCAATCACACGGAAAGCAGCTAGGCGATGGTTTGCCCGAGCACAGGCAGCGAAGAGGCAGTAGCGGTACTATTTTCCGAAGGACGAACTTAGTCCGTCCCAATAGGCAAAGCGATTGGATCACTAAAGATCATGGATGCTCAGAACAGCATCCATCGTTATCCAGTGAACCTTGCGGGTAAGTAGGTAGGAATTCCTCGCCATCAAATTCTATGAAGTATCCGCCGCAGCATGGGCATTCCTCTCTTCCGTCTATGAAAGCATGCTTTTCGCAATAGGTTTCGCCTCCCCCAATTACATTATGGCTGTAGTCAACCAAAATATAAGCAGCGCCGTTTATACATCCTCTCTGTATACATTCAGCCATTAATCCCACCCCTTGCTCTTCAATATATATCGCCAGCTTCAATTAGCGAAGGCCATTGCATTACTCTAACTCAACAAGCTTAGGTGGTATGCCTATTATTTTAGATACCTCGGATAGGCGCTTCTTGGAAAACATCCAGCCAAATCCGCCAATTTTTAGCTTTATCCACTTGCCATTTATTGAGGATAGCTTATCTTTGAACTCAGTGGTATTTCCTACCACAACGAATGCTTTATCAGTGTAGTTCAAAAGCTCTATTGCTTGAGACTGCTGCGTATTTTGCCGAGTATTCTCAACATGCCCGTGAGATAGACTTGCCGCATTGTCTTCCTTGGCTTCCTTTACGACTTTTGCATTAACGTGTGTGCCAACAGATATCCCCCGCATAACTATTGTTAGTTGGCGCATGAGTTTCTGCTTTAACTCGTCAATACTACAATATTGTTCTTGAATTCCTTTATCACGTATCGACTTTTTAAAATCCTTAAGCTTTTGAACCTGATCCAGATCGGCATCGTCCATATCCACAGGCTTTTTTGAATAATAAAGCATTACTGGTTTTTGTTGCTTTAGGAATAATTTTATTTCTTCAACAGTACCGCTATCCTCGACCCCTGTTGGCGAACCCAGCCGCGTCCAAAACGCACCGATTAACATGTCACAGTCACGGACCACTTGGTTATTAATGATCCCTTGCGGACGTTCACCCATAGCGGGCGCACTATGTGACTCCCACCTAACAGGTAGTAAAACCTTTCCTGTCTCTAGTGAGTTTAACGAATTCCAGTCATGCAGAGTTTGTGCAATAGCCTCTCTCTCTTCATTGACGTCCGACGGGGAAGCTATTAACACATTAAAAACAGTTGCTGAATATGCCATAGTTTTCCTTAATTTTGGCTACTCATGATGCCAGCACTTCATGCGCCGAATAACAGGAGTGAGAACTGGAAATCAACTGTTACACTTGACGCTGCATTGCACTATATATCGTGATACTGAAAATTTCTCCTACCTGTCGAAAAAGTGTCGAAATCACTGCCGTATAGAGCAGAACAAAGCTGGGCTGCACAAGCGGCAGGCGTGGCAAAGCCGCGCACAGCCAGTCACTGCAAGCCAAAAAAACGAGTTCGACTCTCACTGCCTTCCGCCATTACCTCCTCTACCCCTCGCCACCGCCCTGCGACAGCCCGCCTCATTTTGCAATATCAAAAAGCCATCGCACTCTAGCGCGAAGCGCGTCACAATCGCGGCTTTTCTTTCCAGGGATAGGAGAGGTATCGTGGGTAACCCGCCAGATGAGCGCCGTGCATTACACGCGCTGCGTGACCATATCGATTGCCTGCTGGCTGAAGGTGCATCCCTCGTCGGGCGCGACCCGGTGCAGCTGAGCTTTCAGGGCCGGACGCTGACGGTGCAGCACGGCATGCTGGTCAACGAGAGCGGCCATCAGGATCTGATCGAGACGCTGGCCGAGCTGGAGTGGACGAACAAGCGCACGCGCAATATGGCGATCGATATCTGCATCCGCCAGCTGGACCACGCGATCAAGGCGAGCTGCGTGAAGGTGCTCGACCTGTCGACACCGGACAAGCCCTGA